AGTCCACAAACATTGCCCAACCTTTGTAGTCCATAAGATATGGCACAAAGAATCTGGAAAAAGTAAACTCTGTTGATGCTTTGGCGTCTACGTCTCTGGTGTAGATACCCAACTCACGCATGGTTTTTAATTTGAGTGGCAATACTTCAATGTCTGGATTGTGTTTGTGGATACTGTACTTGCATACATCATATGCTAATTTTTCTCTAGTGTCGTATCCTACATATATTCTCATTGCATTTTAATTATTGCTGGTGATATCCTGCATGAAAGTTTTCGCACCCAGTTGTTTCAACATGGTGTCTGGATCGGATACTTCGTATGGATCACTGTCATCACTGAAATCGTTACGGCCTGGCTCTTCGTTGAAGTGTGTAACCACACCGTCATCTACTATCATAGAATATCTCCATGATCTCATGCCAAAATTTTGCTTAGGTTTGTTGACCAACATGCCCATTGCTCTGGTAAAGTTGCCTGCTCCGTCCGGAATCAGTTTGATCTTTTCTATGTCCAAGTAGTCACGCCATGCATTCATCACAAAAGAGTCGTTCACAGAAATACAGTAAACATCATCTACGTATTTTGTTATCTCTTGATGTGCGGCTTCGTATGCTGGCAACTGATATTCTGAACAAGTAGGCGTGAATGCTCCAGGCAGTGAAAACACAGCCACTTTTTTACCTTTGAATATGTCGTCCGTGTGCATGTCTGCCCAACCATATTCTCCTTCTTCGTTTTGTACCCTGACTCTAAAATTTACACTCGGTACTGTGATGCCTTCTTTCATTTTACTTTCTCCTTATTACTGGTGCCCCGAGAGAGATTCGAACTCCCGACCTGATGATTACAAATCAACTGCTCTACCAACTGAGCCATCGGGGCTACATCCACCAATTCTCACATGGGAATACTACCCAAAGTGGTTTGATTGCTTTATCTATTGTAACACCATGATAGTCTACTGTAAACACTTTGTTTTTGTTTTGGACCAAAGCACATGTTTTGATGATTGCGTCAGGGTATGCTTTGCTGATGTCTTCAACTATCTTGGCGAATGTGTCACCTTCATCACATATGTCGTCTGTGATCAGAATCTTCTTTTTGCCATTTCTAATCTTCCAATGTGATGGCAACTTCCAATCCGATTCCCAATTGGGATGGTCACGCAACGACCCTTTGAATGGAATGAATGGTGTGTCGTAGTAGTGACTGAACATGACGCCTATGGGTAGTCCACCTCTGCTAACGCCTATGATAACGTCAGGTAAAAATCCATCTTTGGTCATTTGACGTATGATGTCACTCTGTAGTTGCATTTGATCTTCGTGTGTGATTATGTATTTCTCGGTCATTTTACGTCTGCGTCCTCCATGCCTGCTACTCGCAGTTTTGTGATGTTAGTTATTTGCCATTGTTTTTGATCAAGTCCCTTTAGGATGCCCAACCATTTGTTGCGTAGCAATGCCCATTCATTTACTATTGCCTCAAAGTCACAAACCTCATCTTCACCGTCCACGTATTTTTCTACGTCTCTGGAAGACAATGCTCGTTGATAATTTTCTAAATATATCTTGTAGTGTTTGGTACGCAACCTGCGTAGTTCTCTGTTCAAGTGATTCAGTACTGCTTCTATTTCTTGCAGTTGTCCAAAACGTTGTTCGACAATGCCAGGCAATGTAGAGGCCGCTTTCTCGAGTCTGCCATAAAGGGCAACTTCACGCCTAGCATTTTCAAGTTCTGTTTCGTAATGATTAATCGCGGCAGGAATGTTTGCGATTGATTTGACTATGTCTGAAAACCAATTTTTACCAATCATCGTCCGGCTCGTCTTCATCACTATCGACGTATTCTTCTAGTACTTCGTCGATGGCAGTTGATAATGGATCGTCGCCAACTTCTTCCTGAACGTCTTTGAGCGTCTGTTCTTCGACTCCTTGTTCGATGAGAAAGTTGACGAATCTGACGGCCACTTCAGGTTTGTCTTTGGGGATCTTTTTTTCAAATACGTCCCAAAGTTCTGCAATAACTGTTGCGTCAACTGTGTCCAAACTACTCTCCTTCAGCCTCGTCGACAGTACTTACCTCATCTACGACATTTTCGACTGGTGCAATATTGCTGATTTCAGTCATTATCATTTCGAGTTTTGGTCCTGTCCATTGTTTGCGATAGTCCAAATGTTCTTTGCCATCCTTGTCCACATATTTTAGACGATTGCCTTGTTTTGTCAACAGGCCTTTCTTTTCAAATAAGTCAACAAGTCCGCTGTATGGATTCATACCAGTTTCATATGGTATTTTAATTTGTACACCTTCGAATGGTTTTGCGTATCTAGTCTTCATTACCTTACATGCCGCTCTGATACCACGTACTTCTGATATCTTGTTACCATCTTCATCTTCTTTCAGTTTCAACTTCTTCATTGCAACTACTATTGATGATGCATAGATAAAACCTTGTCCACCCGATATCTTATCATCTGGGTCAAACATGTCTTGTGATGCATAAGTGTGGTTGGTTGCTAACATGCCAATATTGTGTGCACCAATCATGTTCACAGTGTTTCTGACCAATGATGTCAGTGCTTTGGGTTTTCTACCCAAGTCACCTTTCATGTCACCTTTGTCAAACTGGTCAACATCGGTTGGTGTCAGCAACATACCCAACGAATCCATTACAAACAATACTTTAGGTTTGTCTGCTGTTTCATCTGAGTAATCTGCCTTGTACTGTTTCATGAATGTTGATATTGTTTTAGCAACATCGTCGATCATGCTTAAACTAAGTCTTAGCAGTTTGTCCGGTGATGTGTCTACATTTAGTGCCTGTAGCCATTTCTCGTCCAGTGCATTCTCTGAATCTATCAACACAACAAATATGCCTTGTTCTTGTGCGTGTCTTACCACATTGCCTGATGCTATGAATGACTTGCCTGATCCAGATTCACCTGCAAGTACAGTTACCTTGCCCAGTGGAATTCCTTTGTAAAAATCGCCTGATATCAAATAGTTCAGTGCATAATTGCCTGTTGATATCCAGTCTGTTGGATCATTGAATCCTATACCCAAACCATCAATTGATTTGGTAATGTCTTTTCTAAATTTTGATATATCGAAAGGTTTAACCATTTGTATCTCCTAATATTACTATTTTATGCTTTTCTATGTTTTTGTCAATCATTGATTATGATCTCAGTTATTTGACTAGTATTTCTTAACACGTCATTGTCGAAGTTTTGTGAATACTTGCCAACTGGAAATTTGCCTATGCCTAGTTTTTTATCGTATGGATCTATTTTATGCTTCAACATCCATTCTTTGAAATCGTCTGCAAAAACATTTCCAGTCTTATTTTGATTGGGATCAATGTCTAATCCAAGATAGTGGTTATTTTTCAGTCTTGGATACTCTAATGGCAAATTGTCTTCGTGTAAATCTCTATACTCTTTGCCTACTTCGTTGTATCCTAAATACACTGTCCAAGGTTGATACTGAAACACAACACAATCGTAGTCTTCTTGGACAAATTTAATCCTGTCGACACATTCTTTTGGATTTTTACTCCATTTCATGTTCCACTCTTTTTCGAAAGGATATTGTTCTAATAGATGCACACCCCAGTTAACACACCTCACTGCTTCTAGTATTTTGTTTGGAGCAACCAACATGAGTCTAGACGGTTTGTTCCACTCACCATTTAATTTCTCAAAAATTGTGTGTAATTCATTTCGCCAAATTTGGTCGTTCCAATCCACACTTTCGATATCAATTATGTTTTGTTTCAAAAATGTATTAATGTCGTTGAAAGCCTCTAACATAATATTTTGTATTTGATCTTTTTCTAAGTATTGACTGAAACTCTGAACATCGTCTACAAGTATGCCTTTGGAGTCTATTTGACTCTTGAGCATCCCAGAATACTTGTGTCCAATTGGTGTGTCGAAACACTCCACGTTCACAGTATGAGCGTCATCGATTATGATTGTTATGTGTGCTGTCATTTGTTGATAGTGCGTAGTTTCCTACGCACTATGAATCTAAAGTTTATTTTTGTCTAGCACGAATCATTGCCAGTATTTCTTCTGCTTTGTTATCTGTCGCCGCAGGCGTTGTTACTGGTGCTGGTTCTGGTGTAGTTGTCGCTACTGGTTCTGGCGTTGGTGCCGGAGCAGGA